CGGCCCAGTTATTTGGTTCGGTTCTGGGTCCGGGGCAGGAATTTTTCATTGACAACGAGCAGGCTTTTGTTTTGGGTAAATATGACGTCCGGGAGGGGTATGCACCGGTTGTGAGTGCCGAGACGGGCTTGATTGGCACTCCCGAGGCCGACAAAAACGAGTTGACCTTTGTCACGATGCTAAATCCGGCAATTAAATTAGGGGGTTTGGTCAAGTTGGAGACGGTTTTTACCCACTATCTAGACGGGATTTACAAAGTCCGGGACATCACGATATCCGGCGACACCGACGGCGACGATTGGACGCAGCAATGCACCTGCATCAAGGCTTCAAACTATGAGGTGCCTCGTGGTTGATTCGCTATATCAGGTTATGCAGGACGCACTTCGAGAAATGCTGGGCAACCTGCACACTGCGACGGTTGCAAGGGTCGTTCAGGTCAACGAAACGACCGTTGACGTGCAGCCGGTGATTAATCGGGTCATCGATGGGGAGTCGGTGCAGTTACCCGTTTTCGTTGAGGTGCCACCGGTGACCTTGCAGGGGGGCGGCTCGTATCTGGCCATGCCGATTGCCGAGGGCGATTACTGCCTGTTGGTTTTCACCGAGCGTTGTTTTGACCGCTGGTATCAAGGCAAAGACGAGCAGCCACCGGCAGAAATGAGGATGCACGACTACAGCGACGGATTCGCCATCGTCGGGGTAAACCCCATCCAGGCGGCGATAACACTACCGCAAATTTTGACCATCCAGGGGGATAGCGAGCAGTTCGGCAACTTCCGCCTCGATGGGGATTTGGTCGTCACAGGCAAGATTACTGTTGATGGGGATGTTTCCAGCGGTGGCAGTATCGACGCCAGCGGCAACATTGAGGCGACCGGGGAAGTCAAGGGGGCCGATTGCAAGACGGTTACAGGCGTGAGCCTGAATACGCACGTTCACCCGACCGCCGCACTAGGGCCACCGAGTCCACCAACACCACCAGGGGGATAAATGAGGGTTTCGCGACTAGACAAATCCGACGATTGGACAATGAGTCAGCACCTGACAGGCTCGCAGGCCGTGGCCCAGTGCGTCAAGACCCGGATTCGGTCGTTCAAAAACGACTGGTTTTTGGATATTGGGGCCGGGATTGACTGGTTACAGCTACTCGGGGCCAGGGGAACGCGAAAACGGATATTGCGCGAGGTCGAGCGGGTGACACTGGGTACACCTGGAGTTGTCCGTTTGACCGGGCTCGATATGCGATTGGTCGGCAGGCAGGCCACTATTTCGCTATCCTATATCGACGCGTACCTGTCAGAAAACAATTTGACGGTGGAAATATGAGATTAGACGAAAACGGGCTTCAAATCGACGAACTGACAGATATCTTGGCCGAGCTGATAGCTGGTTATCGGGAGATATACGGGGCCGATTTGCAACTGTCCCAGGATACTCCGGACGGACAACGGGTCGGCATCGAGGCCAAGGCCAGGCATGATTTGCAGGAGCTGGCATTACTCGTGTACAACAGCTTCGACCCTGACCTTGCGACAGGGAAGGGGTTGCGATCGATTGCCAAACTCGCCGGGATAACACCCAGGCCTGGGGGGCGTACATTGTGGGAATTGGAGATCGAGACAAATCGAAAAGTTGACCTTCCAGCAGGTTTCACTGTCGAGACAGACGGTGACAAATGGGAGACACCGCAAGCCAACCAGCTATTAGCCCCAGGTACCCACACGGTGACTTTTCAGTCGGTAGAATGGAGCAGTGTCCCGACATCGACAGGTGCCACATTCGAGATATTGACACCGGTTTTGGGTGTTGTCGGCATCAAGCCAACACCGACCGTTTTTGCCGGCTCACCTGACGAAACCGAGCCGGAATTCCGGCAACGTCGCTGGGCCAGCGTTCAGCGACCGAGCCACTCCACCGCCGGGGGACTGACTGCCAAACTACTTGACCTTCCGGGGGTCATCGATGCGGTCGTTTACGAGAATCCATTTCCCATCAAGCAGGGGGGGCTTCCGCCTCATTCGATTTGGCCCGTTATCCTGGGTGGGGACAGGGCCGCAATAGCGCAGGTTATCGCGGTTGACCGAACGGCAGGATGTGTCGTTGTTGGTGGCGAAGAGGAAATCTACACAGAGACACTGACACGAGCCGACGGGACAACGTTTCCGATTTATCACAGCGTCAAATTTGACCGCCCGGAAGGGGTGGTCCTGTATTTACAGGTCACAGCGACCAAAAGGAGCGACGATCAGGTAGATGCCAAGGCAATCAGGGCTGCTATCTGTACCCGAAAATTCCACATCGGTGAATCAGTCCAGGCCAACCAGTTTTACGCTCCGGCATATTCGGTCGGAGATAATTACGTTTTGACGAATTTGGAAATCAAAACTGATGGGGCGTGGACAGACGGGGAGATAACGATCGCTCGGGGGCAGATACTCGGCCTAACCCCAGACCACGTGACGGTGACGGTGGTATGATTGAGAGTTACGAAAAATTATTGATCAAACAGTACTGGCGCAGCCCCAAGGCCCGGGCCGATATTGCCTTCCGGCTGGGCACCCTGGCACCGATTGCCGATGTTTTGCTAGGCCTCGCAGACGCCTTCGACATTGATCAAGCGGTCGGACATCAGCTCGATGTGATCGGTCGGATTGTCGGATTAAATCGCCGGGTTCAGACATTTGGGATTCTCGAATTTTTCGGCTTCCGTGGCCACACAGGGGCGCGGGGGTTTGGTCAGGCCCCGTTCTACCGCCGGAGTGAACTAAAATACGGGTGGACAACGCTAGGTGACGAATCGTATCGCCGCTTCCTGAAGGCCAAAATCGCAATCAACAACGTCAAGGCGAAAATGATAGCGCCGGACTATCTGTCTATCCAGGGGGCGATCCAGCTTGCAAGTGATGGCCGGGCCTGGGTAGTGGATAATTACGACATGAGCCTGACCCTGTACGTTGATCCGGGCGTGCCCTTGTCGGAATTGCGACTATTATTGGACCTGGGGCTGTTAGCGAGGCCCCAGGGGGTGTACTATAAAGTTATCCAGGCCGCGCAGGACGGCTATTTTGGATTCGCGAATAATCCGGCGTCGCTTGGATTCGGCGTCGGGAAACTAGCCAGGAGGATTTGATCATGAGTGATGACGGGATCCTTTTCTCGAAAATTGAACGATTTGACGGTAAATTCGAGGCGTTTGCGAGCCAGCCGCACGAAAACGAAAAAACGGTTTTCGGCGGTGGCCCTGACAGTGACAGCAGCAGTATTACCGACAATATCACGCCGGAATACCGACGGGGTTGGGGTATCGTCGGAGTCAACGACGCCCCTACTATGCAGGACTTCAACGCCCTGGGATTCTTGACGACACAGGTATTGGCCTATCTACACCAAGTCGGGGTACCTCATTGGCACGCTGCGCAGGGGTACCAGCAGGGGGCGCTGGCGATTCACGGAGGCGAACTGTGGCAGGCGCGGTCCGCCACGATCAACCAACCCCCTCCGCCCGAAAATCCGGCAGACTGGGTCAGGCTGTCCAAATCACCACTGACCGGCGATATTACCGTCACCGTGGGGGCGGGTGGGGACTACCTGACAATCAATGCCGCCCTGGAAGACCTGTCAGCCAAATACTACCCCGCCTATATCGCCGGGGGATTTACTGCCACAGTCCAATTATTGTCCGGGTTCGTGATGGCCGAACAAGTCGTTGTTAAGGGCGTTGATTTGGGGTGGATTACGATTACCGCAATCGACCCAGTGACGACTATTGACACCGCCGGGCTGGTGGACGATTACCCGGTTGGGACCGGGGCAAAAGCCGCATTTTCGGGACTGTCGGGGGCGGTTCTGCCTAATATTGGGGCAATGTTTGCAATGGGGGCTGCCGGGGCAGACGACTACCCCGGAATTTTGCTGTACGAGCACGCCCGAGCAACGGTTCTGCCCGGTGCCGGAGTCCAAAATGCGAAGGGCTCGGGCATGATGATCCTGAACGGGTCGTCTGCGATTGCAGGCCATGCGATATTTTCCGGGGCATCGGGGCACGGCATCTACCTAGGTAATGGCCGAGTCTGGGCCAGCGAAGCGGACTGTTCCAACGCCGGGGAGAACGGGATATTTGCAGAAAACGGGTCCAAT